GCAGCATCTGAACTAGCAGATGGAGAACCAAGTCCTGTTACAGCTCCACCAGATATTGAAACATTGTTTGCAGCTTGTGTAGCAATACTACCTAATCCTAAAGATGTTCTAGCAGTAGCACCAGACTCTGTTACAAAGTTTGATCCATCACCAACAATAAAATTACTGTCAGTTGGTGTTAGTCCAGCAACATCAGTTAATTGTGCATCACTAGCTTGTTTTGCATCTAACTGAGTTTGAATTGCAGATGATACACCATCTAAATAACCAAGTTCAGTTGTTGTTACATCACTCACTTCAACTTTACCTGAACCATTTGATTGTAATGCTCTTGAAGCGGTTAAGTCAGACGATGCTATAGTTGATGCACCACCAGTTATTGTTGCTTGTTTTGAATCTATTTGAGTTTGTACTGCACTTGTAACTCCATCTAAATATCCTAATTCAGTATCGGTTACATCTGATACTGCAATCTTTTGTGAACCATTAGAAATAACAGCTCTATTTGCAGTTAAACTTTCGGTGTCAATAGTAGTTGCAGATCCTGTAATAGTTGCTTGTTTAGCATCTAGTTGAGTTTGGATAGCACTTGATACACCATTTAAATATTGAAATTCTGTATCTGAGATTGTTCCATCTGCAATTTTAGTTGCATTAATCCCTGTAGGTATAGAGTCATTAGTTTTTGTAAGTATTGCAAGATAAACTGATAGAGTTTCATTTGCTAATGATCCACTATCAAAAGTTACATTGACAGTTGTGTTTGTAGAAAAAGATGAACTAGCAATAACTCCATATCTAAATGCAGCAGTAGTTTCTAAATAAACTTTTATTCTTCTACCTGCATGGTATTCTGAAGTTACATCAGCACCATTAATTGTAAAAGAAGTTCCGCTTACATAGGCTGCTGTGTAAGAACCTGAACCATCACCATATTCTACCCATTGTGCATCATTGTAAAAATCTCTAGTGTTCTTCATCAATGCTCTGATTGCATTGTTTAGATTAGAAGGTAGCATTCCTTCCGCAGTAGAAATACCATTTAGTGAAGTGTTATTTGCTTGGGTTGTTGAATAATCTTTTATTCCTGCCATTTAATCTCCTATAAACCATGAGAAAGCCTTATCGCTTTCTTTGTTTCTATCATTTATTAATGTATTGATAGCTTCTTCAATTTGTCTTTGAAAAAATTCTTGTGTTTCAAAACTATATCTAACATTATCTATATCAGTTTTTTCCGTCATCTCAAACCAATTCTTGAAGCAATTACATCAACACCTTGAGCATGAGTCCAAACTGATCCAGATGGTGTTATTACTTTAATTTTAAAATATCTACCAGATTGTCTTACTGGATTATCTCCACTTGTAACCATTGAAGAAGATGTTGATTCTGTAGCTGTATCAACTAATCGTTCTTTAGTCTTGATAGTTACTGTAGATAAAGCATCTACAATTGGTCTGACATTGGTTATACTACTTCTGTGTCCTGGAAACAACTCCATTTCTCTAGTTTCTATAGTACCTTCATTTTCAGTACCTGAGAATATAGCTGCTTTATAATTATTATCTATTGCACCCAAATATCTTTGTCCACCATTCCAAAAGTCAGTATCTAATGCAATATTAATATTATCTAAGTTTTCAGAAATAATATCCATTAATTCTACAGTATAAGCACCAACGAATTGTGAAAATATAGAACTTGCATTAGTGTCGGCTGTACTCCATTTTTGAGTAGCATAATTGTAAATAATTACTTTATCACAAATACCAGTAGTATTAGATGTATTACTGGCAGAAGGATATAACCACATGGCTAATTGATTAAAAGGATCTACTGCTGCACAAATTCTATCTGTAAATGCTTTGTTTAAATCTAAATCAAAAAATCTATTTACTTTTTCTGCACCAATAGAAACTACTTGATCTCCGTTCAATTCATAGAATCCATCATCCGCATAAAAAAAGACTCTACGATTATCTTGACAGACACTTCTTCCATAAACAGCTCCTCTGTTTGGTGATATAACTGATAGTCTAAATACTGTTGCACCACCAACATAGTCCATTCTAATTATTTGGTTTTGTCTGAATACATAAGCAATTTCACCAGAGGTAATATGAGTTATCTGTCCACCTGATCCTGGTAAGTCTTGCAAATCCGATTGTTTAGTACCAGATTGCCAAGTTGTTAAATCATTTATTCCTGACCATTGTATTCTATTAGATTCACCAACATGATTACCTGTTACAAAAAAATCTCTAACTACACCTGAACATTTAAAAGTTGGAACAGTACCAGATGTTGAAATAGTTGATAAGTCTGCAAAAGCAGATGATGTTCCCATTAAATAATATTGAGGTGCATCTACACCATTACTTGCAACTATATAATTTCCAAATTGGGTAAAGGTAATGTAATCGGTAGCTTCNCCAGTTAAAGGAGTTCCACCATAAAAATTTGTAGTAGTTAGTCTTGCAGTATCAGACGAAACATTTGTTAAATTATTATTTCCAACTGTAGCTCTTGTAACAGTTACAACAGCATTAGATACAGTTGCCGAAAAATCAGCATGACCATTAATGGTATTTTTTAAATTTGTAGCAGTAGTGTCGTTGTTTGTTTGTACTTGAAATTCATTAGTAGAAGGTGTTCCAGTAACAGATGTAAAGACAACAGTTGTACCATCATTTTTTTTTAATGTAATAGTTTTACTTGCACCAATATTTGCATAGTCTGAAACTGTAATTGTACAAGTCGCAAAAGCTGTACTTAAAACTTTACCTCTTGCTCCTCTTTCTGTAAATGTTCCAGATGATAATTGATAAATAGTTTCTTCATTAGCAACAAAATTAAATACAGTATTAGAGTTATCTCTAAAAGAACCTGCACCTCTACTGTCCTTAGTTATGTTGTTACTTGAATAATTTACTAATGATGGAAATCTTTTATATGATGATGCTGCAAAATAAACATTGTTGGCAGTATTAGCACCAGGATTATTATATTCTGGTTGGTCAGGTAGCCATTCTCCAAAAGGTATTTGCATAAGTTTCCTTAATTGTTATTGCTTGTAATAATTCTAGATACATCGTTAAAAGCACCTGAAACAGTTACATCACCTCTTTGTTGTAAAGGTGCATTACCATATTGATCTTCTCTATCATTTCTCTCCAATCTTTCCATAGCAGTTGTGTACATACCTTGCCATTGTTGTAATCTTTGAGGATCAACACCACCTAAAAAATTAGCAGCATGATATAATGAACCATATAAATAAATTGCAGGATGACTTGCTAATATATAATTAGAAGTATTAGTATCTGATAAAGCTGCAAACTTAGCATAATAATTTAATGTTCCTGTGTATGCAGAATCTGGAACTGGTGCAAATCTAAAATTATCTCCAAGTATAGTATATGCTGAAGGCATTCCANTTGTAGATGAACCTCTAATTTGATCCATTTGAGCTGGAGTAATATATTTTAAAGCATACTTAGTTCCACCCTCTGTAATAAAAAAATCTCTGACTTGTAAAAAATCTGTAGGTATAGATTCTGTTTCTGAATCTATAGTAATAGAAGTAGAACTTATCATTTTTCTAACTCTTAATTTAGAATTAAAATCAGCTTCTGTTAAAACAATAAAATCTTCTGCTATCTCAGTTGTTAAATCTGATCTATTTAACCAGTTTGCTATTGATGTTTTTAAATTTGCGTAAGTTGCTAATGCCATTATATTTTACCTTCTGCGGTTCTAAAATATTTAAACTCATTACTATTTAATTTTGTTTTTAATATTTTACTTTGAACTTCTTTGGGAAGTGCAAACCAATTACCATCTCCATTATACTCTTTTGCCCAAACAGATAAAGCTAAAGTTGGAATAGAAGCTACTCTTTTTAAATCTCTTGATTTAGAATAACCATCATCTTGATTTAATAATATTTTATTATGTTTTAAATGAGAGTCTATATTAACTTCTTCATTTACAACAATTTTCTTTTCCATTTCATCTAATGAAAAAGTTTCTTTTTTTAAACCATCAACAACTGTATCTTTTTTCATCTACCTTGACCTTTGTATCTTGTTTGCTTTTTTTGTCTGCACTCTGATTTGTTCTGAGATTTTTTGTGACAACCAGGTCTTTTCTTATGTTGATCTCTTGGAACAAAGTGAACAAACTTTTGTTTAGCCACTAAGCACTCAATTCAGTAACATAAAGAACTGCACTATTAGTTGCATTCAATCCAGCAATTTTTTCACCTGGACTAACTTTAAATATTTCAGGTTGGTCAGCAGGTATTAAAATCTTTGCTGCTGTTGCAGTTGGACTTGCTCCAAAATCAACAAAAAAATCTACTGCTGAAACTAATCTTACATATTCTGTTTGTGAACCAAAAGCACTAGATTGTACTGATGCAGTTGTTCCTGAACCTGTCATAGTTACATTGTTTATTACTGTAGGTCTTAACGCATAATTAAAACTCATATTTTTTTCTCCTAATTTTTAAGGGGGGAAGTATCGCTAG